ATATCATCCTTACGGATGATCTTACGTTTTGTCTTAGAGTTTTTGAAATAATTGTTTCAAGAAATTTCCTAGATCAATCAAACTAATTATAAATCTTTAAATTCTTTAACAGATATAAAAGTGAATTTAATCACTTGAATTCTAATTAAAATTTTTATTCCCCCAGAAAAAAGTTTTTCTAGAAGAAATATAAAAGATATATATTAATATAAATTAAATTAAATTTAACTTATAAATTAGTTACGATTAGATGAAAAGCGTTCTCGGAGTTCATCCAAGAACCCAGTTTTACTTAGTTGATTCTGTATTCCCAAGTTTCGTTCATGAGATTCTTCAAGAATTGTTAAACGATTATTAAAATCATTTACAACTTCAATAGAAAAATCTTCACTTTCCGAGTAAATCGGAATGTCGAATTCTTTTGGTTCAAACAGAGTTTTAATTCCTTTTTTAAAAACCTTAGAGTCATACTCACGAGGTTCATAATCAACAGGAATTTTACTAAGTACATCTGGTTTAAGATTAAGATCACAAAAGTCTACAAGATAAGTTCTTGAAACTTCTGTTTCTATATCTAAATTCATCGATTTTCTAAGGAAAATCTCACGAAATAAACTATAAGAGTATTCCTTATTCCCAAAAAAAAGAGAAAGAAATGATTGATCTATAATCTTTTGGATTACAGCTCTATTCTTCTCATCTTTAAAAGGAACTTGGATACAAGATAAAAAAGTCAAAGCAGGAAGGTCCTCAATTCTTTGATTCAGAAGTAATTCTCTGAGATTAGAATTATGTTGGACTCTTTCCCTAACATAAGGTAACGCTTGCTTCGAAATAAAGTCTTCGTGATATTCATCACTTTCGACATACTCGAAAAAAGTATCTTCATATGTTTTTGATTTTTCATCTCTAAATTTTCTTACTGATAAGTATGGAATAGCAATACAACCCTTTTGAGGTTCTATCTTCTTAAAGAGATCATGTAAATAAACCAATATTTCGGAACGTTTAGTCCGATCGGTTTGACTACGATCTCCCCAAGAAAAAGCTAATCCTCCATGACTCAAAGGAACATTTAACGATCGAACTGTTTTTGACAGTTTCTTTCGATTAATTTCTTTAAAAAGTTCATGGACTTCAGTAGGAGATTTATCTCTCATATTTAATTCGAGATCTCTAAGACACTCTCCTAAAACTTGGATTCTACGATCTAAGACTCTTTGTTTACCAGAATTCAAAACTTGTCCATCACGGATTAGTTGAGAATTGACTGTGCCATATCTTTTATGGATATAGTTTTTCCCTAAGGATAAACTTAATCCAAAATCTTGAACTCTTTCTTTCCAAATGGGATAATCAGATGCTTTAGTTCGCATCAGAATATCATCACCATTGATGAGATATTTCTCAGGAGAAAGTCCAATAGATTTAGCGGTACAATCATTTAATAAACAAAGAAGAGGAAATGATAGAAGTGATCCCATCAATTGACCAGATTTCTGCAGAACAGGTTCAAGACCTGAATTCTTTGGATAAACTAGTAAATGAGGAGAAATTTCTTTCATAGCCCATCTTTTCGTAGGTTCATGATCAATAGATTCTAAAATTCCTTTAAGTAAAGCTTTAGAAGCTTCAATTGAGAAACTATCAGTAGCTGCGGAATAATCTCCAGAAATCCAAACATCGTCCGATTCACTTTTATTGTAAATTCGTTCGACAGCGGTTTCTAATCGATTTGTTCCATGTGTTAAGCAAAATTGAGGTTCAACCCCCAAAGCTAACCACATAGCTCTCTGAAAAGGTTTCAAACAAAAAGTTTCACCCATTCCTGCCGTGATCGTTCTTACCTTGAGTGGTTCCCTTACGGGTTCCACTCTAACAAGTAGAGGATCTGAAGGCGGATAGGCGTCAAAACTTAAATTGAAAGAATTAGAATCAGACTGCTTAAAACCAGAAAAACCAAGACTTTCAGGAATTTGATCTTTAAATTGTTCATAAAGATCTTTTCCAATAATTGTCTCAGTTGAATCTGAAGTAGTCATGATCGTTTGCATCCAAGTTTTTCTTATGTTTTCATGATATTTCTCACGATATTTATATTCTTGTAGAATATCCTTTAGCATTTGCTCTTCTTCAACAGAAGGACCAAATTTATTTTGAATATATTCATTATAAACTGTTCCATCGCCCCTAAAATCAGGGACTTGTTGAAAGAACATATGACTTTTAATCGGATTTTCTCTTCGAGATATATTACATCGTTTAGATATCTTCCTAATTGTTTCTTCATGAAACAAAAGATTATTTCTTCGAATCCAAGAAGGTTCTTCGTTAAGAAGATGACATTCATGATCTTCAACATAGATCGGAAAATGAATTCTTCTCCAAAATGAAGCATCATCAAGGATTCCTGAAGATTCCGTATAAATAACTGAAAGTTCTTGTCCATACTTCAAATTTGAAGTTACGATAAGAATAGGACTCGTAAAATACGTTCCTTTTTCAGATAAATCAGCCATTGGAAGAATATAAGGATTACAAGACACAAGTGTCTGAAATTCCTTTATATCTCCTCCATCCAAAGATTGACCTAAGTCATCTAGGATAACTATAGGCTGACCACGGTATCCATCCCAGTGATCAACATTGCATGTACGTTCGTACGTTAAATCTGACATTGGTAAACCAGGAAATTGGGATTTAAGAGCACTAATGATTCTAGGAATCATAGTACTTTTCCCTTGTCCAGGTTGACCAAAAAGTCCAATCACAAAAGGTTCCATTCGATCTATTTCTTTATGACAAGAATTAACCGAAGTGGAAAGCCTATTATGATAAACTAAGTCACCTTTAACTCCTCCCTTATCGCGAGGAAATGCAAATGTTGCTTTATTGGTAGGATAATAACCTTCATTAGGATTGTAATATCTTTTGACCAACTTTCCAAATTCAAGTCCTCTTTGATATAAATCTTTGAGGGCTTCTTTGGAAACTCCAGGATGTTCACTTGAGAGTTGTTCTCGATGCTTTTTTAAGGCTTCTTGAACAAAACTTTCAGGAACTTCTTCACAAAGGACCTTTGATTGTAAAAGTGAAAAGAAGAAATTAATTCTTTTTTCTTCACTAAACTTTCGAAAGAATCCTCGGAAATGAGTTGGTATAAGATCAATTCGTTTACCTTCCGGTAATTCAGATTGATCCATAGATACACTAACATGAAAACATAATGAGTTCTTTAGACATTTTACTATATCTTTTTCTTCATTAATACCTTCCTTTTTCAAAGAAGTGTAAAGATGAATAAAAATTTCAGATAAATGGTTACTATTCTTCTTCATAAAAGAACCTTTACGGGTCCTTTGAGAGAATGAAAAGTTTCCACAATCTTTCATTTTAAGAGTTAAGTAAAATGCCCAAGAAAGACGTAAGCAATGAGCAATTCTTCGATAATCTTTAAAGATCATCGGGTACTGCCCATTAATGGTATCCAGCGGAATCTTATTTTTAACACAAAATTCGAGAAGATTAAAGTTATTAGACTTTTTATCTCTCTTCTTAAGTGTTCTATAAAGATCAACCACTGGTTGTGTTTGTGCAAAAATTTTCTTTTCAATATTTGAGACGTTCAAAAGAACATCTCGACCCTTATAACTATAAACGTTACAAGAGTCCATAAAATTTAAAAGAGATTTTAAGCACCTGTCTAGCTGGTGTTCAGCTCTGTAGAAAGAATTTGGAAAAAATCTATCTTCAAAGCAACACCATGATTCGATACCATCCAGAAATAACTCCTTAACCGGAGTCACGGTTGTTACTTCTTTTTCGGGAGTAACTACCTGTTTTTGGTGGTTAGTAGCAAAATCATACAACTCTAAATGCTAGCCATGCATTTAAAGAGGTTGTTAAATTTTTGTTCAATCGGTAAATCAGTTTCAAAGCCTGTTTGGCTGCTTATCGTGCCTTGGTCCCTCCAGGACAAGAGACTTTCGGCACTACCCTGCTGTTGTTTCGCGCTGGAGCGACAGGAACATTCCGGCGCTATCCCGTGTGTTCGACGCCCTTACCCGGCCCCATGGGAGAAAATCGGGCAGGACGATAGCCTTAAGCGGCTACAGCGTAAGAATAGTCGTCTGCGACTATATTTTTCCCTGTCTGTTTAACGAGAAAACAGGATACTCGGTACGCAGCCTGAGCTTACATATCCCCGTCGAATCCGTT